TGGGGCGGAAGTGCCGCTAGTCGATATTTGTTAGAGGAAATAACGTACGGGGTCTCGAATGAGAGTTTTAATCGCGTGTGAGTTCAGCGGCATTGTGCGGGATGCTTTTATTGCCAAAGGGCATGATGCCGTGAGTTGTGACCTATTGCCGACAGAGAGGCCAGGTCCGCACATTCAAGGCGATGTGTTGGAAATCCTTGATGATGGATGGGACTTGATGATTGCGCATCCACCATGTACTCGCCTATGTAATTCAGGTGTGCGATGGCTTGCGGAACGCAATTTATGGGAAGAAATGAGAGATGCTGGCAACTTCTTCAATTACTTGCTTACGGCGGATATTCCTAAAATAGCTGTAGAAAACCCAATACCTCACAAATACGCAGTTGAAGTTATTGGCCGGATCTATGACCAACTTATCCAGCCGTGGCAATTTGGACATGACGAAACAAAAGCAACGTGCCTCTGGCTGAAAGACTTGCGGCGATTGGGTACGACACGACTTGTTGTGGGCAGAAAGCCTCGAATACACAAAATGCCGCCTAGCCTTGAACGTAGTAAACTGCGATCTATTACTTTCCAAGGCATAGCTAACGCAATGGCAGATCAATGGGGCAATAGGCGGAACTCGCCTTCAGGGAGTTGATATGGTAGGAATAATCCAACTCGCCGAGCACAACTGCCCCGCTGTAGATATGCGAGCCCTCTGCTTCACAAAAGCCTGCGAATCCGGTCTATGCGAGCACATAAGGCAGCACATACGAAACTCCCCAGAGGCCAGACAACGTCGGGCAAATCAAGCGGCATGGGCAAAGAAACGCAGGAGACGAAATGAGACAATCAGGCCGTAGAAACTGGCCATGGACTGAGGCCCAACGGCGGACGCTTCGGCAGATAAAGCTCTGGCGGCGTGAGAGCAAGAGCGGCAAGCGTGTTACCTGGAAAGAGATTGCACGGCGGCTCAATGAGCGGGACTGGCCTGGCCCTGACGGCGAGTGGTCGGCTCAGGCTGTTGCTCGCCAGGCCGGTAAGGACGATACGAGCCCACCGAAGCGGGTCCGGAAGAAGCGTTTGGAGGCCGGCCAATATCTAACATACGAGCAGGTACGGCGTTGTAAAGCGGCTTGCCCACCGAGAGATAAGCTGATCCTGGATTTTCTGCTCTTGACCGGCCTGCGGCCCGGATGTGAGTTTGCCAAGCTCGAGAATAGGGATTTACAGTTCACATTCAAGGGGCCGGTGATTCACGTGCGGCGCGGCAAGGGTAAGAAAGAGCGATTTGTTTCAATAACAGATCAGCTTTCTGAACAACTCCAGGCCGTGGCTACGCCGGGCGAAACAGAAGCGATGTTCCTTGATACTCTGGATAATGCCGTGAGCGCCAGGGCGTTGCGGGGTCGGCTTGAGAAGCTGGGGACCAAAGCGGAAGTAGGAAGGCTGAATCCTACGAGAATCCGGCACACATTCGGCACATTATTATACGATAATGGAAACGACCTTCTCAACGTCGCCGAGCAGATGGGGCACTCGGACGTCAATACTAGCCGTATATACGTTACAGTGCTTGATACAGCCGGTTTGGTGAACGCGTCAAAGCTACAAACGGCATTGAATTTGCTGGAGCCTGTGCAAGAAGTAGCACAGAACGACATATCCCCAGAGAGTGAAGAATCCGGATAGTATTGGTATCGTAGGCCGGAAAAGGTGAAAGTGCAAAGTGACGAGCGTGACGTCACGCTCCGTTTTAGAGTGACGAGGAAATGGCTTAAAATATAGAAATAGGGGCTAATATGAAGACGATAAAACAGGTCCGTGGGTCGAAAGACTGCCTGGCTTGTGTAGCGGCAATGGCTACAGACACGACGGCCAATCACTATATGTGGTGGTGCATAGAGAAAGGGCTGGATCGCTCTAGTGATTTTGCAATCATCTTCTATCTTTACGCGAACGGATACGGCATCGGTATATTTGCGGCTCCAGGCGAGCATCTTAGCATAGAAGATCTCAGACTGTTGGATATACGGCATGTTCCCACTTATGTTGTTGTCGAGTCGTCACAGGCGAAAATAAGGGCTGAAGGCGGCACTCACGCAGTCTACTGGGATGGTGAGCGGATCCATGACCCAAACCCGGACGCTGATCTAGCGTTGAGCGACTATAAAATTCTGGGCATCACTCCAATCGTGAGGATAGAAAATCACGAACGGTGGAAAAATAATCCAGAAAGTTCTTGACAGCGTGAAATTGATCGGTGTATTTTGTTCGTATGGCCGCAAGGAAGCGCACGAAAAAGCTGTCTGAATACCCACTCCCAAGCAAATACGAGGACAGATTCCCAGACCTATTGATAACGCTGGTGGTCGACTGTGGGTTGGTCAACAAAACACAAAACATGCCCTGGAAGAGACTTGCGGTGGTTTTCGGCGTATCTGAAATGACGCTGCACAACTGGCGAAACCCTGCCAAGCCTGATACATACCACGAGGATTTCCACAAAGCCGTCAAGGCCGCGCAGGCTGCGGTGGACACAAACAACATCAAACGCGGTCTGATCGCCATGGCAACGCCGCACTATGTCTACGATCGCACGCAGGAGCTGAGGAAGGTCGGCCCGAAACCCCCGCCGAAAGACTGGTACAAGGCCGGCTTAATCGATTGGGCGGACAAACACCTGGACCTCGAAATCGACCCGGCAATGACGAAACCGGAGGTATACACGGCGATCCGGCTCGAGTGCGCCGAGCAGACGGAAGAGAAGATGGTCACGGTCAAAGAGCGGCGCACCAAAGTCCTTGACGTGGCGGCGGCCAAGATGGTATTGCCGAACCACGGCCCCGAGGATGAGCGGTGGACCGACAAGCAAGAGCACACGATGAAAGATTCGACTCTCACCGACGAGGACAGGGAGAATGTCAGGGCTATATTACGGGCCAATCAGGAGTGAGATGCGACGTTCATGCTTGATAACTGGTTTGATTGTGTTATTCGGAGGCGCCATGTTGACGGCGACTGACAGCCAGATTGACAGCAGTGGACAGAAGCTGCTCACCTACAAACCGTTGCCGGCGCCGAAAGAATTTCACAAGAGCCAGGCGAAAATCAGGTGGATATTCGGTGGAAACCGGAGCGGTAAGTCCGAGAGCAACATAGGATACGATCTATGTGCGTTCGCTCTGGGTGTTCACCCATGGCGTGTAACACCTCCTAACGCGGAGATATGGGCCGTGGCGGACGAATGGCCTCTTGTGGGTAAGTTGTTATGGAAAGAGAAGATAAAGCATTACCTGCCGGCGAATCAGATAGCCGGTGAGCCTGTATGGGTTAGTCGTCAGTTGGAGATCCCGCAGGAAATCCGATTGAAGAACGGCAACGTGATCGAGTTCAAGGCCGGCAACCAGGGCCGGACAGCGTTCGAAGGGCGTCAGATCGACGCTATCTACCAGGATGAGCAGATAAAACGGGATTCAGAAGGCGTATTTACGGAGATGTTCGCCCGCCTGGTCGATAAGCGGGGCTTTTTCGCCGGCAGTATGACTCCCATCCAGCCCCAGGCATGGCTGGAAGAGAGGGTATACGAGGAGCGGCCCACCGATGGGATCTTCTACGCGGACCTGAACGATAACAGGAAGAGCCGGCGCGGCCACATTGACGACGAGGAAATTGATATACTGATCGCCGAATGGGCGCCGGAGATCCAGGAGACCAGGATCAAGGGCCATTTCGCTTCGTTCATGGGCGCAGTTTACAAGGCGTTCAGCCGGCGGCATCACGTCTGCGAGCCTTTCGACATACCCGCGGATTGGCGCCGGTACAGAGTAATCGACTGGGGCTTCAACAATCCACTGGCCTGCCTCTGGATGGCGCTGAGTCCGGACAATATCTGGTACGTCTACGCCGAGCACTACAAGGCCCAACAGACCCTCGCCTACCACGCCGAGCAGATCAAGCGGATCAGTGGTAAGGAGAAATACTGGGTTACGTGGGCCGACCACGACGCCCAGGACCGTCATGAGTTCAAACAACTCGGCATACCAACGATGCCGGCCAAGAAAGACGTACACCTGGGGATAGAGGCTGTCCAGGCGGCCCTGAAGGTCCAGC